GACGTCCCGCTCGTTCATACTGGTGTGCATCCCGGCTTGCAAATGCAAGTCAGGCCGATCCTTTGGCCTTGTTGTGCCGTCAGAATAAACGCAGAAACGGCAGGCGTGATTACAGATATTGGTCGGCTTAATCCGCACGTAGATGGGTGCGGTTATAATATCGTCGCGAAAGCTGGCGATCTTATTCGGGAACGAAAAGATCTTAAGGTCGCTGTACTTGTTCTGCTTCACCACTCATCCTTTCGCTCGACCAGCATGGTGGAAGTTCCAACGCTTAATCTATCCAGTGCGTTTTGATATTCGCTCACCACGCTTTCTTTCTTTAGTTCGACGATTGGAAAATCGATCATTTTCCTAAGAGCTTCGGTAAAGTCCTGCGTATGGGTTGGCCCCGTGTAGAGCGGTTTATTTTTGTTTCCTATAACTACCCGCAAGATGGCGGCAGGCTTGAATTGATTGCAGCTAATATGCTGGGCTGCACCCAGGTGATTCACTATGGCGTCCAGTGCATTGAGAATAAAATCCATCCGCTCAATAAAGACGACGGGTTTCAGCCCGGCTAAACTTAGGCCCGTGGCTAGTCCTACCATCAGATTTTCAGCGACAGGCGTTTCGATCAGTTGTGAATCCGAAACATTATTGAGCGTGCCTGCTGCCCGGCCGCCTATCTTCACACCGTACCCGATGAACCGGGTGGAAGTATCCGCCGCCAGCAAGTTCATCGCGGCCGTGAGCTGGCCTTTGTAGGTCAATGGTGCATGCCCCCCTCGGCATGATGAATGGCGACTTCTGGGGTCGATACGTTCAGCCAGGCAGAAAACTTATCTCTGCAAATGTTGTTTTTAACTGCCCAGCGATTCCAACAAAGACTAACAGCATGGGAAAGCATGCCGTCATCCACGGTCTTCTGCGACCTGTACTGACCTGACGTTGGGTAGTTTGGATTGTCTATTGGGCTACAGGCTTGATCCAGTAGATCGGTAAATTCGGGTTGTTGCTCTTCTATTTGGCGCAGGAGTTTCCAGTTAAAATAAGTCGTCCAGCAGTTGTTGGATACTCTTTCTACGAAGAATTTGTTCTGAGAGGTTTCAACATAAAATGGCCGATATAATCCAGCCCGGTTTACGTTATCCTCGCCCACCTGCATTTTCATGCAGTCAGGAAATATGCTTTGGTGCATGTGCGGCCACCGATAGTTGGGATGGTTACAGCCTGCGATCGCCACGGCGGCTCGGCCGTAATCAGTATTCACAAAGCAGTCCATGACAAGATCCAGTCCGCTTGGCTGAAAAACGTAATCACTTTCAATCCAGAACGCGTAGTCAGGGTTATGCTTTCGGGTAATCTCTAGCCCCAGTTTTGCAGAATCCGAAAAGCCTTTGTTGATCTCTTTATTTACAAGGGTAATGCCAGGGAACTTTTGTTCCGCCTTTTGCAATACTTCCAGCACATCTGGGCCGCTTCCGTCGTCAATGATAACCACTCTTTTGGGGGTAAATTTTGATTGGGTAAAAAGGGATTCGATACACTTCTCTAGGACGGCGGGGCGTTTGTAGGAAAAGATGATGGCCAAGGTATCCATATTATTTTTTATCCATAACGAAGCTGGCAATTTTAGAAACTTCCACAGATGGGTCGGTGTTGCAGAGTTTGCGATATTCAGGCTTTAATCGCTCGCCCAGTTCCCAGAGAAACTTTCCTGTGACTCCCGCTGGGACTATCCCGCCCCAACACGCTTTCGTATATTTTGAGTAGTGCCCAATTTTAGCCATCTCCCTAGTGGTGGGATCTTCCGGAGGAAACTTGCACTGTAATGCGTTCATAGAATTCCTAGTTCCTCGAGGATATAAATGGCGTGATGTGGGCTACGGGCAACCCGACCGCGTGGGGTAAGCACGACGCTTTCTGTATCTAGGCACATGATGTGGAGGGAGTCGCGGTTGTGGACGTTGAAGCACGGCCAGCTAGGGCCGGTGGAGCTGCCGACGATGAGTTTAGCCTTAGCGGCGGTGGCTCCGATCCAAGTCACATTCTTTCCGTCGAATGCGGGGCATAAGGCAGTGGGTTCGGTTGTAATAACGCGATGCCCTTTTGCAACTAGCCTAGATACAAGGGTGCGGAAATGTTCGGGGTTAAAGTTTTGAAACTGACCAGAAAGCCCTGGCGAATTGATGACGACGGCATCAAAGTCAGGAGTCATTGAGATAAAAGAATCCAGAGCGGGATAATCAAAGAGAAGATCGTCTACGGTGGTGATCGGATTTTTTACCCCCATCCTGCTAGAAAGTTCCGCAAACCAATCGAGATGGAACTGGGCAAAGTTTAATTTATTGGGATGACGTTCCCAGTGCCCGCCTGCATTACGCCAAGAATCGATGCTCTCAGCGGGCGCTTGGTCGATTGTTTTTAAGCGTAAGCGCAAGGAGATATCGCTACGCAGTGCATCGATCTCCTCCATTTTGCAATACCCCGGATTGTAGTAGTGGGTGATCTCTAGTTCTGGATTGGCCAGGCTAAGACGGCGCAGGAAGTTTAACTGGACAAGATTATCCCCGAGACGCAGGCCGTTGTGGGTGTGGATCACGGGTTGCGCTCCCTAAATATCTTCTCGCCTAGCTCGTAGTTTTCTTTGGCGTTGTGTCGTTGAAATTCTGCGTCCTGAGTTGCCCCAGTAAATAGCGGATTATTGTGAGTGAATACGATGTCCTTAGCGGGAATGATGACGCCATCGTATGCAGCCCTTTTAGAAAATTCGTTGTCGCTAAATATGCCTGAGCATGCGTCGTATTCAGCGGCAAACATTGTGCCCTGATCTTGCAGACGTGCTTTGGTGAGGATTGCCATGCACAGCAGATCGTCTTTGCGGTGGCCGTCGGAAATCGCCAGTACCTTGGGCTTGCTGGTATCGCCAATCCTATCGCTGATTATCTTGTCCCAATGCAGCGGAGGATCCCAGTCGTCTGAGCCTTGAATGATAATATCACCACGAGCTACCTCGGCCGCCCTGTTCCATGCGGCAATACATCCGCCCTTGCCTTTTACGATTCCCCAATTTTTCAGCATGTCGGCTTTAGGATCGTCGTCGTCGACTGAGTAGATCCACTCGACTGACGCTGGATCTGCCGCCTTTTTCATCCACAAGATACGGGCGTTAATCGCTTCCTGCGGGCGACCTCGCGTGGCGTGGCATACGCTAATCTTCACGGGCTTCTGTGCCCGCCACATCTTTTCAATCTTTTCTGCCTCGGCCGTATCGCCCACGGCTTTGCAGGCCGCAAGATACAGATCGATGCACTCAAAGTCGTAAATGGTGCGCTGGGCGTTCCATATCTTTACGCCCGGATCGGGCTGTACCATGGCCGATTTCAGCAAGTGATAAGCCTGCAACCACGCACCCACGCTGGCCTCTTCCCTGGCTAAAAAGTAAATCGCTTCCCTTCGCCCAGGGTTCATCTGATGGGCCTTTTGGTATAGGCCGATTCTGACGGTGCGATCCTGCGTAGCCGTGGCCTGATTGCAGGCGGCCTCATAAGCCAGCGTTGCCTCTTGCCCCGGCCAGACGGCCGCAACATGCGACCACGGCTCTGATTCCGTCCTGCGATTTCCTAAGAATAGTTCCTGCTGGTAGTAGTAGGCGTACTTGCCTGCCTCGCTTAACTGGCCCTGAAGAATGCGAAGATTCCGATCGGCGCTGTTGGGCTTATAGCCACCGGGATGATGCTCTACCCATACTGCCTGCTCGCCCACAGATTCCAGCCCAGCATTAGGCAACAGCGCCTCATGGACGGCGTAGTGCCACTTCCCAGACCATGCGCCATCTATACGCCGCACCATACGTTCACGTACTGGGGCGAGTTTGGCGTTTAAAACTGCATATACGCCTGCATAGATGCCGAGCTTGGGATTCTGTTCAAACGCTTCCACGCCCCTTTTAAGAGCATTTTTGAGGTCTTTATGTGGCAAGTCATCGCAATCCACCCAAACCGCATAGTCGCCAGTGCAGGCATCCAGTGCGGTATTGCGGGCGGCGGCAAAGTTATCGACGTGGGGCCAGCTTGCCCCTGCTGGTGCGTTTTTATATTCGATTATCTTAGCCCCTGACTTTTTGGCTATCTCCCGCGTGCCGTCGTCAGGCCGAGCGCCCTGGGCCATGCAAATTACCAGTTCATCGCAGTATGGTAAAAATGCAGTTACAAAGCGCTGGATAAATTGCGCCTCGTGACCGGCGATTGCGTAGATGGAGATTTTAGGATTTCGAGTGGCCACGGTTAAATCTCTCGTAACCCAAGCACGTAACTACCTACAGAAGTATCAATCGAGGCCACGCGATAGCTGACGGAGTTGGCCAGCAGAATAGATCCAATCGTGGGAGCTGTGGCTAGGTTCGCCACATCAATCGTAAAGGTGGAGTTAAGATCCAGATCAAACCCGCCCAGCTCCACACTTTCTTTGCGGGTGATTGTCGAGAGGATGCCAGTGACGCTAGTGGAACCGATAGTGGCGGCCGTGCCGGTTTGATCGTATAGAGCGGCCAGACTTTCCTTTAGGCACTCTGTAAATTCAGACATAAGAGGATTTCTTAAAGTGGAAAGGGCGGTGAGCCTTTCAGCCCACCGCCCTCCCCGAGTGAATTAGCTACCGTTGATACGCACGAGGCTGGAGGTTTCTCCGGCCTTCACGCCGTAGATCAGGGCGTAGGTGCGTTGCAGCATGCCCTTGACCACGTCGTAGTTCTCACGAACTTGAACGGATAGGCCAGTGCGGGGTTCCGTTACCACAGAAATCTCTCCGGGTATGGGAACGCCTGTTGGTACTTCAGGAACGCGGGCCGCAATCAACAAGGCTTCCTGCTGGGCGAAGAATCCGCCAAGCGTGATGCTGTTGGTAGGCACTGCGCTGTACTGGTTGATGTTGAATCCAGCCACATTGCCGATCCCAGCCGTGCGAACGAGGTCGCCGGTGATCTGAGGATTGGCCACGACGGTCGTATCATTCAAGAGTGCGCCGTAGAAGCTGGGGTTAAGAACAGCGTACCGGCCGTTGACCGGAACGTTGTTGTTGTTGAGGGTGATTCCGGCCGACACTACCGAGCGGTAGGAGAAGGCGCTGGAAGCAACCGTCAACGCGTTGGTGTAGGTTGAGGAAGTTACAAGGGCCAACAGATCCCCAACCATTTGCAACCCGAGGGCGTGCGCGGCTGCGCCGGCAAAACGCTCGATCAGGTTGATGTTGGAGCTGGTGCGCTCTTGATCGTCCACAGAGTAGGAAACGTGCTTAAACTTGTTA